CTTCGCCTTCTTCATTAGTCTGAATGTTAGGATAGAAGAAAGCTGTTTCAGCAAAATTGCGACGTGTTTCAAGTGCATTATTCATCGCATTTGTCTCTTTGTTATTTCCAACCTTATTGTTATTGGCATCTGAAGTGGCATTATCTTCTTTCGAAAGACTATTTTCATTCACCCGAAGTCCATAGACTGAGCCTTCTAATGCAACAGCCATCATCTCTGGTCTAGCCATATCTTTAGCACTATAATTTCTCATACCTATTACTTTTTCTCTACTTCTATTTTTATAAGCAGCATCTGCTTTACTCTTATCTCTCCAATATTGCTTCTCACATACGGCTGAGCAATACTTAACTCTTTTATCTTTTATATCTGTAACATAGACATGAGCTCCACAATGAGCACAAACAAACTCACGAGGGCAGTCTACATTATCATAAAATTGATTAACTTTTATTTTCATTATTTCTCCTTAAAAATTATTTAAATGATATTTCTTCATATACCCATGCCATATATTTATCTGAAAAGTTAAAGATTTTATTTAATTCTTTTTCACTTATTCCTAATCTTCTAGCAGCACCTTTCATTTTTGCAGTATCTAAATCTTTAACCATTCTTGCCCATGAACACAGAGTTCCCATAAAGCCTACTGGAAGCTTTTGAGAAACGTCATCAGGTGTTAAAATTGGAGTTTCATTTATACCTGAAAGACATTTCATTGCTTGTTTTCCCATAACTTCTGTATAAAAGAAATTACCTCTTACATCATCTTCTATGTCGTCATCTGTAGGTTCAAAGTATTTTTCATATATCTTATCTGCAGAAGCACGAACCTTACATATTTCCATATATTTTTGGAATGGCATAATACCATCATTTTCTTTTAATTCTTTATCCCACACACTTTTATGATTTGTACAAGTTCTAGAGATATTAAGAATAATTGTTGCAAGTAATGCTGATTCTAACTTTTCATCAGTTGGCTTTTTAGTAACTTTTATTTCTTTTTTTTCATTTATCTTGATTTCTCTCTTCTCTGTTTTCTTCGCTTTTCTCATTTTCAACAACACCTTTCTCAGCCATAAGAACAGCTAAAGCTAATTTAAGTATATCCATAAGATCACATCCAGCTTTCCAATAAAAGAAACGGAAAGTTAAGTTTATTTTTAATTTTTTTCCAAAAAGTAGTTTCCGCATATTCCACTTCAAATTTTTTTATTTTTTCTTTATTTTCATAAGCTATTACAACAGCTTCATTAAAATCTTGTGTTAAATGTTCTCCATTTACTAGATATGTATCTCCCCATATTTTTCTTATTTCTAACATGATGTCCTCCTAATAGTATTGACACCACAAACAACTTACTGTAAAATAAAACTGTCCAGGGCTTTATTAACACGAGCAAGTCATTTGCAGTGCAAAATAATAAAGTCTTTTTTTAAGCTAATCTATTTAAAACCTTTATGAAAACTTTAAGTTCTTCTATTTCATTCTTTAAATTAACAATCCTTGAAATTCCAAGCATAGCAACTGCTGCATCATCATCCACAAGAGAGTTATTATAATTTATTGTTTCTTTAGCTTTTTTTATCAATTCTTCTTTATTGATTAAATTTTTTTGATTCTCATTACTCATAGTTCCTCCATTAGTTGTTGTAATTTTTTTACATATTCTGTAAGTTCTCTTTTATATTCTTCTTTTTCTTCATCTTTTAATTTTTTAACTCTTTTTTCCATTTTTTTAATTTTATTAAAATTAAAATATTTTTGTTCAACAGTATGATTTTTAAATTCTTCTCTTGCTGGAGCTAATAATTGTTTTATCTCTTTAACTTTTGAAGCTTCAGTTATTAAAACTGCTTTTACATCATCAAAACCTATTGAATTATGAGATAATATTTTTATAGCTTGATCTGATAAACTAAAGATTTTATCTTTATAATCAGGGAAATAGTTGTACAGATTCCAACGTTTTAAAAATACAGAAACCATATCTTTAGTAAGCCCTGCACTTTCATACCAAGCCATAAAACTTCCAGAAGCTTTTAATATTTTTTCAACTTCAGCTAAAGAACTGCATATTTCAAAAAGATTATTTTTATATTTTCTAAAGCTGTTTAAAAGTTTTGCTTCTTGTTCTTCAACTTTTTCTTTATCAATGTCAGATATTTCGTAACTTTTGAAATCAAATTTTCTTAATTGATTAGTAGAAATTGCATTTTCAAATTGTTTCATAACATCATTCATCATCTATTTCACCCCAAACTTTTATAAAAACTTCTTTTATATCATCTAATTTTTTTGATCTGCTTTCCCAAAGTAAAGTACCTTTTTCCAGTAGTTTTAAAATAACTGCTGAATGATTAATTGGAATAGATAAGAAAACTCCTGAACGAGTTAATGTATCTTTTAAAAAAGTGTAGAAGTTTTTTTCTATTCTTGTTCTTCCTACTCTATTTGGAATTACAGCTCTAATTTTAGAAATATCAGTTTTCTTAAGTAAGTTTAAAATAGAACTTGTTGTGACAGAATCTAAAAAAGTTGGAACAATAATGTGTTCAGCTACATCAACAAAGATAGAATCTAAATCCATAACAGGAGATCCATCTATAATAATGTGTTTAAATTCATCTTTTAAACTATTAATTCTTTTCTTAAATTTTTCATCAAGATTCCCTTTAACTTTATAACCTTGAAGATGTAAGAAAAATAAATTAGGTCTTAACTTAGTTAAGTTATAAGGTTTTCCTTCAAGCATATCTTCAAGTCCTTTTTTTGAAGTATCTTCAACTTTTATTCCAGAATAATTTAAAATATTATTCTGAGAGTCTGATGTTAATATTAAGACTTTTTCATTGTTAAAGGCTTTGTATGCTGCTAACTGTAATGCTATCCAGCTTTTTCCAACTCCACCTTTATTGTTTTTTACTAGTATGACTCCCATAATATCCTCCTATTTTTGATTTTTTTTAGCAAAATATATTTTATGATTTTGTAAGTTTATTAATTTTGCTCCATCGAACTGAAGCTCTAAAAGTGGAATTACTGTACCTTGATTCTTATTTATTAACGCATAGCTTCCATCTGCTCTTTTCTTTACAACTCCACAAGCAATAACATTATGATCTTTAACAGCTAATACATAATCGTCTGTGTAAATGTAGTTTTTATCAATTTTTATACCTGTACTTTCTAGCCAAATAACATCTGAAAAATTAAATTCTTGCTCACCAGTTTTTTGATTTGTTCCTTTTATTTTTCTTTCCTTGAAATCAACATTCAAAGCTTTATAAACTCCTCCTGTTGTAATACTGTAAAATTTTCCATGTAATTTCATTTAATATTTTTCTCCTTTCTTGTTATAAAATTCAGGTTCTTTCAATCTTTTAAATGCTCCCATTTCTATACCATGCAAATCAAAAGATAATCTACCCCAATCTACACAGTATTTATATTTTTCAAAATCTAATTTTTCATTCTCTGGAAGCTTAGAATTTACTCTTTCAAAATCTTTTTGTAATTTACACCATTTATCGAATGGCATATTTATTTTTACAGTTTCTCCCATTTATTCTCCTTTTAGGCACTTAGTAATCCTAATTCAGTTATTTTTTGTTTTATTTTTTGAGAAATCATTAAATAATAGACTACTTCTGTATTTTTCTTAATTTCTCTGAGAGCAGGATTTTTAAATTCTTCTATAATTTCATCTTCAATTTTCAACTGCTGCTCTGTAGATAAACTTTTAAAAACTTCCATAGCTTTATCATTTCCTTTATACTCCTTTCTTTGTTCATTTTTTATTTTTTCTTGCTCAGCTTCTCTCATTTCAATCTCTTTAGTATTAACTTCAGTTGTTCCTTTGAAAAGATGATTTGAGAATACAGCAGCAATATTTTTAACATCCTTTTTATTTTTTAGGATATCTATTTGCTCCTGGAAGAGATTTAAGAGATAGTCTATTGAATTATTTTTTAATAACTCAATTATTTTATCTTCATGCTTTTTAGAAAAATCAATTTTATTTTCTTTGAACCATTGTTTTATTTTTTTTAAATCATCATAAATATTATTATTTATATTATTATGATCATGATTATTATTTATTATTTCTTCTTTATTATTTATTGCCCCCGTATCGTTAAAAGA